CAACGGCGTGGTCCGTATCTGCAATCCCTTGGGGAGAAGTTGCTATTGTAGAAGACCTACCTTGATTAGCCAATGCTTGTCTGCTTTCTTTTTTCCTGGCTTTAGCGACTGGAGATTCAATATCATCAGGAGATATCTCAGGAAGTTTTGTTTCATCTATTAATTTTTGTTTTCCAGTACTAACCGTAGCAGATTCTTTCACAAATTTAGCTGGGTCTGTATAGACACTGCGGGGGAGATTAAGCTGAGAACCAATAGTCTTATTCGGGTCAAGGCTCTTCATAAAAGCAGCAAAACGCCCTGGGTTATCAGAACCTAATTTAGCCATAACATAATTTGCTGAAGTTTGAGCAGCTTCTGGACTTTCAATAAGACCAAGCCTTTTATATCTACTAAGTTCATCTCTTTTCACAGTAGCATGCTGTGAAGGGCCGAGGTACTGACCCGGTGTTTTAGACCCGCCCATATTTTATCTCCTTTTTAGAAATATATCACCAATCTTGCTCGTGAGGGTTATATTCTGATTCGACCTGTTGCTTCTTTTTGATATTACTCCCAAGTACTGAAGAAGATGCCACCACTTCAGCATACGTCATAGCCAAAGCATCAGCGATATCCGGTGAGGGGATCCCCCTATCCTTCATAGCTTGCTTCGGCTCCAAATGAATTTTATGACCGACTATCGTATGGCCATATTCTCTTTGCGTTAATTGTTTTTTCAAATCTGCTGCATATTTCATCTTAGGCTCAGGAAGGCATAAACCTTTCCTGATAGCATCTTTCATTAGCCCCCAAATTTCATCAGACTTACCACGGTATTTTGCTTCGTCTGTCGCTTTCCTTCCAGTAAATACTTCAAGAGGATTATACCCTAAAAACCTCAAATGGTCAACAGGACTTCCTCCGTACCCCCCACCAAAATCAATAAAGATATAAACTTCGTATCCTTCATCCACATATTTATTATAGGTGTTTGCAATCTTCCCCGCTAACTGAACCCCATCTAATCCGTTGTATGCTTCTATTGGAAAAGACCGCGCATCATCTCCACAGCGGGGATAGATAACACTATCATCATCCCCTTGCCGAGCTACGTCCACTCCGAGAAGCATAACAGCGTTAGAAGTACTTTCCAGTTCCCGCTTCATGCAAGCGTCTACGTCATCGTTCGAAATAAACTGAGCGCTAGAAGCTGAAGGAAACACTCCCTTAACACGCACCTTAACGATATCACTATCTTCGCCGTAATCCTCTATCATCTCTGTTGCAAGAGCTTTATTCGTAATCTTTACACTACGACTGTCAATACTTCTAACTATAAAACGGTGCTTATACTCACCAACACAATTTTCAAAAAATCTTCCACTATTCCTAGTTGGGTTCCCAAAGTCAAATACCATCGGCTCACCATCAGTCAACCCTCCTTCGCGCACTTGAAAAATTTTCTCAGGAATACCACTAGCTTCGTCAAACAAATAAAAAGAAGTAGAACTTACACTATGCTGGCCGGCAAAAGCTTCTGAGTTCTCTTCCCGGCAAGTCTGAGCATTACAGCACCACTCATCACCTTTTTTCTTATGCTTCAGCGACATAGAGCCACGGCCAGTGTTATAGTCAAACCAATGCTCTGTAACAGACCGATTATGCCATTTGCCTACCTGCATCCAAGTCTTCGCTTTAAGCTGGTCAGCCGTAACCGCTGTCACTGTCCCCTGGCACAAAGGCCGAGTATCCATCAAGAATTTAATCAACCAAGCCGATAAAGCAGACTTGCCTATACCGTGGCCACTGGCTGTCGAAAAACGTATAGGCTTCACCGGCTGTTTCCCGTTGAATCCTCTTTGTTTAATCTCTTCTCCTAGTTGGTCTAAGAACTCACAAGCCCAAACGTCAGGACCATGTTTACTTTTAAAACGGTCTTGATACTCCGGCGCTAATTCTACCACCTGTATCGTAGCATCAGAAGTCCAAGGATATGAATACATTACGTGGCCTAGAGGGTCAGCATAAAAGCCGGCCATATCTCTAGCTATCATTTCATCAGGGTTCTTCATCCTCTTTTTCACTCCCATCGGTGATTGCTAATCTTTTTCGCCCTTCCGTAATTAAGTCAATAAGATTAAAGTCACCTTCAATTTTAACTCTATCGGTAAACATTCCTTGAATCTTCGCTAAACTATCGAGTGCCGCCTTTTTATCTTTTGCGTCTACTGGCGCAAGAGAACCAAGTCCTTCAACCTCGCACTCTTCAATTAATATCCCACTGCCTTCATCATATAAGATATCCCCAGGCAACGGAGCGAAAGCTAGCTTTGCAAGTTCCTTTACAATATTTTCTTGTGTTATATTAAATTTAGTAATTATCTTTTTTCTATCTCGTTCTAATGCTTTCAAGCGTTTGTTTACTTCTTTTCGAACCTGAAACTTACCCCAAAACTGAGTAGACGTTTTATCAGACATACCGGCACTTCTAAACGCTTCTGCCTTATTAAAGTTATTCGAAAAGTAGAAATCTATCACTGACATTTGCCGGGGGGTAAGCTGGCGAACACGAGTGCCATAAGGAGGCTCAGGACCAGAACGGTCAATAATAGTGTTTGTCCCCCTTTTTCCCCCGGGTTTCTGCTTACCCTTCTCTTTCACAAGTTTAGCGATAGTATCTTTGGCCACTAAGATTCCTTTATTTTATGTCCCTGCACCCTCCGAGGATAGGTGCAGGGACTGACTACTAGCGGGGGAGGAGGCCGCTTTGTAGCCGTTTTTAATTGAGGGATATTCTCCTATTTTGGAGTATTATATCAAAGATTGCGCACAATGTCAAGCATTCTTCCTTGTTTTTATAAAGTACTAATGATA